GGCAAATCGAGTTCAAGACCTACTCTGCGAAGCATCGTTCTGGCCAATGCCTCCCTTCTAGCTTCTTGCTCCTTGAGATCCAGTGCATCCGCTGCCGCTTGTCTTTGTTGCGCAGACCTGTCTTTTAGCTCCGCACGTTGTATAATGGCCTCCTCTGGAGTTATCGTCCCGGCTTTTTCGGCGGCGTTGATTTTGGCAAGCCCTAAAGCTTCGTTAGCACCGCGTTTCTCGGCCGCCTGAACGTCCAGCTTCTTGAGCGCATCGAGAACCTTTCCAAACTCAGTGGCCGCAGTTGAACCTTTAGTAATGCTCTCGTCTAACGCCGTGTTGAATTCATCGAATTCAGTTTTTGCATCGCGCGCGGCCCCTCCCAGAGTAAAGACCGCCTTGGAAAGATTTACATGCACCTCGGCGGCTTTCTCCATTTCGTTCAGGGAGGCAAAGTAACTCCTAAGAGCCGCAAGCGCGGCGGCTACGCCAGCAGCGAGCGCGATGTACGGATTCTTCAGTCCATGAACGAGCAGACTGAGGCCGGGGATTTCATGGCTTAACCGTTTTATGGCAAGGCCGAGGTGTGCCTTGCTCAGGCCCAATTTGTCAGTCGCCGCCGCCGCCGCCTCGCTAATTGGAATCGACGCCTGCGTGGCCGCGGTTTCTTCGCGTTGCGCGGCAAGGCGGCGCTGGATTCGAGCTTCCACTGCGCCAGTACGATCGTCGATTCCGCTTGCTGCTGTTCCGGCGCGGCTTGCCTCAATGTTTCCTAAAACTCGCGCCCGGATCGAAGCTTGTGTGGCCTGGTGTGTCGCGAATACTACCGCTGATTCCCCAGCCGATTTATATGCGGCGGATAGGCCAGTGACGCTGGCGATTTGACGCTGCATCGCCGTGGTCAATCGCTCGACTGGCGCAGCGTCGGTTGTCGCCTCGATCCGGTACTTCAATGGCTCAGGCATGGCGATTACGCCAGCCTGGCGTTGAAGGTCACAATTCCGTCGTCAGCAACGGACGGGATGATAATCCATTTCTCAGTGCGAATCTCGCTCCTTGAAGCCATCGACTCAATCGCCGCGATGGTCTGCGCGGCTGTCAGGTAAGTCGGATCGCCGCTCACAGGAGTCGAACCGCTGAACTGCCCGCCGTCCTCGATTCCTTTGATCGTCCCCGCCGTGAGCGTGATGACTTCGGCCCCGGCCGTCGCCGTCAAGGCGAGCCAAAAGTCCGCCTCGAATGGCGACGGCACGGTGAGCGCATTGGTCTGCGCCCCCGTGAGCGTGACGACGACGTGCTGATCGGTTCTGCCATCCCAAGCGGACTCCGGGATCGTCGTGGCGACGACCACCTGCGTAACGTCGATGATGGCCGCGCTAGTGCGTGTTGCCCGGACCTGGAGCGTTACGCTGGAAAACTGCGAGATCGATTCCTGCCAAACTTCCTTGTCGAACACGCCGATCTCGAATCGGTAGGTTTTGCCGCGGTGGATGCGGATTTGTAAGCCGTCGATGACGTTGACCGGCGCCTTGAGTGGCATCGACAAATCACAAGCAAGACGAACAATGTTAGTGGCATTGGGCATGATGGGTTACGGCACGGGCCGTTGTCCGATGAACGTGAACGTTGTCCAGACGCCAACACCTTCTAACCGGCTCGGGGCGCTTTGGCAGACGCAACCCACGCTCCGCACTCGGCCCCCGGTCGGAATATCGATGGTCAGCGTTCCCTTCGCGCCGCAGAGCGCCGGAATCTTGATGAAGGCGTGCTCGTAAGCGAAGCCGAGAGTCGTGAACTGGCGGCGGCAAGAGAAGGTGATTGGAACAACGATATTGCCCCGCCCGAAGTGGGTTTGATTCTGGCTTCGGATTGGATGCGCGGATTGGACCGCACCTTGCGCCCCGTGCGAGAACTCCGCGGGCCAAAAGCGGTCGCTGTCGAGAAGCGCGAGAGTATCGGCCTTCCCGTTGACGGGCGTGTAACTGAATGTGATCAATCAAGCGACAATGTAAATGGATTAAGCAGCCGTGGCGATGGCGGCGGCGACGCCGGCTGTGAATCCGCGAGTTGTTTCCCACACGACTTCGCCATTGAGCAACGGGACGGACCCAAAGACTGGCGACCATTGCGTGATGCAGGCACCCTTCAAAGTGATGATTCCTGCCGGAGTGGTAGGCGTGATGACGAGATCGTCATCGCCATCGCTAAGGAGCGAGCCGAGCGGATTGCCGGCCCCTTGAAACAACATCCTGGCTTCGATTTGCGCGACGGTAGGGCCGAGCGGGATGCAACGGGCTGCTCCCATGAAGCCCGTGAGAATCATGTCCACGGTTCCCACGTTGGCGTTATACTCCGGCGTGAGGCCGAGCGTCCAACCGATGTTCCAGCCTTTGTGCGCCTGAAAGGCGTCGAACGGGGCCGCGCCCCACACAGCCGCTGCGCGTCGCTGGGCGTAGTTAGTTTTTACGAATGTAGTATCAGCATAGACCGCCGTGTCGATGGTGTAATAGCTGAGCGCAGTCTCGGGGTCGGTGTTATTTTTGATCAAGCCGGTAAATTCCACGTCGGCGGCGAAGATGTTATTATCAACGCCGATATAGAGGTCGGCCAGTTTTGTGATCTGCGCATTGTGAATGGTGATGCGTTCTTCCCCGCCAGTTTTCTTGTGAATGATGAGCGGCAGGTCGGTCGTGCCAAAGATTCGAGTGCCGATGGTCGGATTGAGCAGAGCCGTTGGGAATAGGACGGCAACGTTTTCCCACGCTCCCCACAGGCGCAGACTGACCTTTATCATCCGGTCGGTGACTACCTTGTCGATGACGCCGTGCGCCGATGTGAGCAGGTCTTGCCACGTTGCATCAAACGACGGTTTGATGTCGTCGCGGGTGAACATTGTGATCCCGTTCCAAGTGACTTTGGCTGGGCCGCCGATTAGGTTTGCTCGTGAGACAGGCATGTGTAGTTATGGTTAGACTATCAGCTTAGTTGCTAGCTTTGATCCGCGCAACTGTAAAAATGAGTCGAAGGCGCGGGCTTTGACTGTCGTATTGTTCGCAACGGAAAATGGAACGCTGTAAACCGTACCGATGTTATTGGTGTTACCGTCTCCAAAGTATTGCGGGCGCGTACCGTTAATTGTGTACAACGTCGGGTCGCCACTACTGGTGATGGTGACTAGTAAGCCCACGTTGCTGATGACCGTGGCAGCGATCACGGTGGTCTCCATTTCAATACCGCCATTGCAAAGCATAAGCACTTCATGGATTACAACCTCCGGCTGGCCTGGTCTGATAAGCACTTCTGGAAGATAGACTGCGCCTTCGTAAAAGTGCAGGTTCGTCCAATCGGTTTCGTCGCTTGCGAATTCCTTCATCAGCGCGGCCAGCACTTCGGCGACGACCTTGCCTGGCTGTCCTGTTCCAAGGTCTGACGTTGCGCGGTTAATCTTCGGCACTTCAACGATCTCGAATAGGACTCTCGCCCCTTCGCTGAACGTGTCCGGCGTGTTCGGAATCGGAGTGCCTCCGCGCGCAGTGTTGATGAGAATCGCAAGCCCCACTTTCCCAGTCGGCCCGGCCTTCTGGCCGTTCAAAGCCGCGTCCACGTCGGCGGTGATCTCCTTGTCGTCTTCGGCGATGATAGCGAAGTCCCGGAAGTACGGTTCCGTTTGAATGTAATCCTTCACCAGCGCCGGGAGGTTGTAGAGAAAGCTGTCGGTGATCTCGCTCATTTGTCCTCCCACGATTTCACGATGGCCGCGCTCAGGGCCGCGGAGTACTGGGGGATGCGCGATTCGATGGTCTGGCTCAGATACATTCTGGCCGGCAGATTGATATCGCGGTCGTGCGGGCGCACGAAAACATCGTGATGCACAACGCGGCTCACCGTCTTGCGCCGGGTAGCCCCGGTGATTCCTGAAAGCCCGCGCTTCAATGGTACGAACTCGCCGAGGAACGCGCGGCGCCGGGCGAGCGTCCGCTGATGGCCCGGCACGCTCACAGTTCCCTGATAACCGAACTCATGCACCGCCCCGTATCGCAGGTTCGTCCCGATAGCCGAGACGACGGAATCGCCTTCGATGCGGGCGGCTTCGGAAGCGGTATTTTCATCGTCGAGCCGCAAAGACCTAGCAAGGGTGCCCGTGATGCGCCGAAGGTTCGGCGAGGTATTCCGATCCATCGTTTTCTTTTTCACGTAAGGCTCACTTAGCCTTTTCTCATCCGTTGTCGAGACAGTCAGCTTGTTTTGCAAGTCCAGCGCCTTCCGCAGCGCCGTCTGCATCCGGCGCGGGAAGGATTCAAGCTGCGCGATGACAGCCTGCGCGTCGGGCGTCATCTCGATTCGGAAGTCGGCTGGCATATCAGGAGACGTTCATCCGAATGTGGCCTTGAAGCATGGCTTCCACGGCGGGGAGGATGTCCAACCCGGCGAGAGAAAGGCCCAACAGTTGTGCCCCGCTGCCGCCGCTCACGATTCCGCCGCCAAGGACATCGTATGTTTCCCACAGCTTCTTGCATTGCAGGAACCATGCGCCCTTCACGTCCGTTGGAAGCAGCGTTTGGCCCGCGGGCGGTGTTGTGCCCGGCGGGTCCGTCTCGGTCACGTCGAAGTAGTAACCGCCGCTGTAGGTGATGCGCGTTTCGGAAAGGTGGCTGCCGCCAAGTGATGACAAATAGACCGTTCCGCTGTTAGCATCCCAATTCTGCAACGCATTGTTGACCGTCCCGAGGCTGACCCAGCCATCGGCAAGGCTCGTTCGTTCGTCAACGGCCGTGATTGTTACAACCGGATAGCGTTCGAGAATCCAGACGCGCCGTTGAGAATGAAACGTGTCCGTCGTGGCCGCCGCGTTCTCGAACTTGCGGTTGCAATGCTTGTCAAACCACTTCGCTACCCCCTGGCCAATGGCCGTAATTCGGGCATCGTACTTCGTCTGCGGAACCAGATCGGGAGAGAGCAGGTTCCGCTTGAGTTCGATGAGATTGCCGAGGCCAAGGTTCGACATGGGTTAGATTCGGCGCACCTTGTGCGCATAGCCCACAACGCGATCCTCCGGCAGTTCAGCTTCTTCGCCAGGCTTGATAGTCAACTCGCCTTCGACAATATCGCGCTGCGAGACGTTGCGAATACGCACCATGCCGCTCGTCACGGCCCGGTTCAGCGGCGGATTAGGCTCATTCGGCGTGGGAGCTTCCGCTAACGCCTGCGGCTTCTTCTCTTCCTCGAATTTGATTTTGCCCATATTCGATTTTGGAATGGCCGGCGGCGTGTATGTTACCGCCGCCGGCGGGATTGCAGTTATTGCGCGACGGGCTTGGCATACGCCTGTACTACAATGCTCGTCACTGATTGGCCGGCGGAATTGGTCAGCCAATTAAGCCGCCAATAACCGAGCGAATCGGCAGTCATGTTGGTAGCCCACACGATCTTGGTCCCGCTGTTAGTCAGCGGAATCGAGAAGAAGCCAGAGCTTCCAGAAACAGCCGGATTGTTCGTCGTCAAGAAGGTCGTGCCATCGGCCGAGCAATCCCATTGCAGAGCCAAACTCCCAGCCGCCGGGTTGGTGACGCCGACAACGACCCACAGCGTCCACTTGTCTGTTTTCGTCAAAGTGACGGTGGAAGCCAGGTTCGTTGCGGTTGCCGTGGCGTTGGTGAAATCCCCAACGTTCCAGAACGTGTGCAGGACTCGGTATTGCTGCGCCTTGGCCGGCGTTGCCGCGAAGCCAAGGGCGATGAGTGCGGCCAGGCCGCAGAAGTGTTTGATCAAGTTCATGGTTTGAATGATTGAGTGTTAAGCGGTGAGTGTGAGCATGGCGAACGCCTCCGCACGACGAATCTTCGTGCCGGCCCGGCCCCAGCCACGGAAGGAACGCCGAAGTGAAGACCATTCGAAATGATCGCTAGCCTCGAAGGTGTATGTTCGGCGCATCCCGACGACCATGCCGCGCGGATCGCCGAAGACGAAAACCTTTTTGGTCGCTTGACCCAGAGGCGGACTGGTAGCCGCAGTGACGGCGAAACATGGAATGACAGGGTAGCCAAGAATTGAACCGATAGCTCCAGGCGATGGCGCTTCCAAGGCGTTCAGAAATATCGGCCTTCCATTGCCGTCTTTTGTCGCCAGGGCGCGAACGATATGCTGTGGGTGAGTCCACCATTTCGCCGGACGCTTCAGGACAATCGGATCGACCGTCGTAAGGCAGCGCATGTAATCCTCTATATCGAGAAGTTCGATGTTGAAGTTGCCACCTGCGGCAGCAGCGGCAGTGCCGCCAACGAATACACCCGTCATAGCGCCGTTAGTCGCATCCGCCGCGCCAGTCGCTTCCAGACAAGCGTGATCAAGCCGGTTGGCGTATGCCTCGCCGAAATGCTGCATCACGTAGCTCGTCACGTCATACTCTGAATCTTCGAGCAGTTGGAGCGAGACGGGAATAATCGCCGCGATGGCTTCCACGATGCACGACACCGAAGTGCCGATGAACGCCCCCTCGGTGATAGCTGCGCCTTCCGTCATGATGAAGTTGGCTGTCGGCCGCGTCGTGGTGACGGGGAACTTCGTCGTCATCGTGCCGACTGGGACGACCTGGAACGTGTTCCAGATTCCGAACATCGACAGTGTGTCGTAAATCTCACGCGAGAGCCTGTCGTCGATGAGCGTTGAACCTGGCGATGTATCTTCGCCGAGGAGGGTTTTGCCAAGAATGCTGCGATTGTGGCGCTGTTCATCGCGGGCCTTGAGTTCAATGAGGTCAAGGCCAGTCAACTCCTTGGCTCGTTCAACCATTTTGGGACTGAGCATTTCGCCAGTGTGCGAGAGAGTCAAGCGCACCGCGATGTTCAGGCGGGTGCGAAGCTCCTCATCGCGCTCGATGCGCTCGATTGGGCTTTCCCACCCGCGCCGCGCCTCGTTCTGGAGCGTTGCCTGAATCTTCTCGATCTTCTTCGTGGCCGCATTGAAGTTGGCCTGCGTGTCGTTGGCGTGCCTCTGCAGCTTCGTGAGGTCTTCCAGAAGCGTCTTCAATTCCTTCGGCATGGCCTTGAGCACTTCGGCCTGCTTGGCTTCCATGCTCTTGATGCGAGTGTCCTGCGCTTTCAGCCCGTCGAGCACTTCGGTTTTGAATTCGTCATCGCCGAGGACAGCGGTTGTGCCGTCGTCGCCGTCGCTCTCGAAAGCGACCGTCGCGCCGAGCGGCCCAGCATTGCCACGCGGCCCGAAGGCGGCGTGGATGATTTTGCGGCGCTTTGCGATTCGCAGCGCCGTCAGGAGTTGAGATTCTTTCATGGGAGTCAGAGTCGTTTGGTTATGGTGTGGATTTGTTCCAGAAACTTCCGGCGCTGACTCGCGCGATGGGCGGCGGCCTGCGAGTCCTGAGTGACCGCTACCCTGCTGTTACGTTCGGCTTGTTTCTCGGAAATCATGTCCAGCGTGGCGTCGTCGAGGATGCCCGCCTTGTAGGCGCGCGCGAGCGCGTTCGGGTTCGCGCCGATGATGACGGCGGACAACTCCACTTGCTGCTGCTCAAGGTAAATCGTGCGCGGCCTCTGCGTCTCGTCAGATTCATCCAATCCAAGCCGGGCAAGCTCCTTGTCATACTGCGTCTTGTCCTGGTCGAACTTGGAGACAGTCTTGACCGGCCAGAATCCAACCGACACGGCCGGCAGATGTCCAGCGGCCAGCATCTTGAAACCGAATTGAGCGAGCGTGTTCTCTGCCACGTCGATGGCCCACTGGACGGTTTCGACGAGCTTCTTTTTCTCAACCTTGAAATCGAGCACTGACCCGAGGCGCTTGGCGATGCTGCTGTAATCGTGGGAGTCCACGAACGCGGCATTGCGCTCGAAATTGTCGAAGCGCCAGCCTGACGCGCGAATCACTTCCTTGTAGGAATCGAGAGTTTCGTCGCTGGCCACGTACTGTGAAATCCCTTTGGTGGCGTCGAGAATCCTAACCTCGGGATGGAGCGTGCGGCGCAGGGTATTCATGCCTCGATCTCTCCCGTCTCTTTGCTCACCGCGATTGCAACGCAGTGGCAGTTGATAATTTCCTCCGGCCCGGCCCCGAGGCTCGGATCGCCCGGCCCCATTAGCTGATACTCGCCGACCTCGAAGGGTTCCTCGACGCGCACGACCTGCCCGTTGGCTTCCTGGTGCGTCGGCCGCACGTTGCTCCCTCCACTCGACAGCCATTTCTTGAACGGGATGTCGCTGTCCGTCATGGCCTCCTGCCGCGCCTCGCCGTAGGCGCCGGCCGTCTCTGTCACGGCAATCGTCTTGGCGCGCGCCTTTGAGATACCGTTGAACTCATCGCGCACGGCATTGGAGATCTGGCCGATGGAATCGCCCTTCTCTAACCCTCCGGCGATAACATCACGGACCTGGCGCGAAATATCCTCGCTCGTCTTGCTCAGAATCAAGTCGCGCCGAGCCAGCCATGTCAGCGCCTTCTCAGGCGGGTACTTCCAAGGATCGTCGATGCCGATTTCCAAGAGCAACTGCCGGCCCGCGGTGTCGAGCGCCAGCCGTCCTTCCTTTCGCATCGCGCCGAGCAGCCCGCCGCGCCACTTCGCCAGATCGAAAATGAAGTCCGCCGCGGCCCCGCCGTCCTTCCGCTCCGGCCCATCGACGATCGGGGAGGCCAGCGCGTTCAGCTTGGCGAGCGTTTCCTTCCGCGCTTTGAATAGCTCCCTGTTGAAGGCGTTCTCGTACCGCTTGATCGTAGTGAGCCGGGCGTTCATGTGCGAGCGCCACTGCTTGATCTCGGCGGCGGGCCGCTTCCACACGGCATCGCCATTGCCGGAGTGCGTCGAGCAACCAAGCATCTTTTCTTCCTCGTCGGACAACGGCTCGTTGAAGTCCTCTGTGGTATCCATGCCGACCTGCGATAGCGGCGTGGCGCTGAATGGCAGGTAGGCCACGTCGCGCCCGTCGAACTCCGGCAGATTGAGCGCAAGCCATTCGGAGATCGTCTCCCACGACATCCCGCGATCCCAAAGTTTGGAAGCCGGCTCGATAAGCTCCCGAAGTACCTGCTGCATCACCTGATGCTGTCGCCAGTCGAACCAGGCGAACAGGGTCTTGCCCGGCCGTTGGAGGTTTACGATGCTTTCGATGGCCTCTGTGAGTTTTCGTCCCGTTGGCATCGACGTGTCCACGATGAGCCGGTAGCGGTCGGACGCCGAGCCAATCGAGTAGCTCGCAGTCACTTCGAACATGCTGGGCGGTACGCCGAAGGCGATAGCCACGGCATGTCGGTCCTCCGCTCGCACCAACGGGAATGAGGAATCGACGATGTTCAGCTTTGCATCGGCGACCGTGATGTCGCTGCCGAGGAAGATCGTTTTGTAAATCCCGCGAGCCGCAAGCTCGCGCTTCTCGCGCAACTGCGCCTCAAGTTGCTTGCGTTGCGTGTCGTCGAGAGGTGTCTTGACGCCGACGATCTGGCCCTGGTCCCCGTTCGCCTTCATCACGTTTCGCTTGAGGACGCCCGCCAGGTAGTCGCCCTCGGCGGCAATCGCGGCGGCGGCGTACTCCGACAGCCCGCGCAGGTCGTCGTATGGATTCCAGAATCGGATGTGGACGACTTGCGCCTGGTCCAGCGTCACCTTGCGGCCCTTGCCGTCACTCCATTCCCAGCCGAGCAGTGCGTTGTCCGTGCGCCCGGTGAGCGCCTTCATCTGGTCGGGCTTGGCGATCACGAATCGCGGGAAGCTCAAGCCGGCTTCCGGGAATGGCAGGTTCTCGCGCGATGCAAAGATGGTGTCGTCGAGCAACCAGAATAGTTCCCCGGCCAGCTTGAGCCAACCCACGGAGGATTCGATCACGTCGGCGAAGGCGAGCGGGCGCTTGTCCGGCCCGAGCGCAGGCGATTCCCAATAGCGATTCAGTTCCTTGTCGTTGAGGAGTTGTCGGCCTCCGCGTTCGTCCGTCGAGATTCGCAGGGGCACTTCCTGAATCGGCAACGCCACGAGCTTGATCGCCCGCTGAACCCACGGCGAATTCTTGTACGGCTCCTTGAGGCTCGCGCCCGACATGCCGGAGTAGTCGATGAGCCGGTTGAAGTCGCCTTCGAGCGGGCCGAGCGAGCCTTTGAGGACCAGGCCGAACGCGGCGCGGATGCGTTGGCCAAGGTTCATGGCGTCGCCACCGTCCCTGTGGGGCGCGGCGAAAAGCAGAAGTGCGCTGAGGAAAAGTTCATTCACGCGACTTGGACTTGCATTGTCAAACCGGGTCGGACAATCCGCGTCTACTCCGTAGGACAATGCGTGTCAATACCTCTTTTCTGATTGCCAAACGCGAAAACCTGCTTGGGTACCTGAAATTCCTGCTTGGAGGCTTCAAAAAGCTGCTTGGCAGTCGGAAATTCCTGCTTGCGGGGTGGAAATTCCTGCTTGGCGGTCAAAATCCCGTGCTTGGCGGCCGTTCGTGGGTGCTTGTGGGCAGTTCGGGACAATTCTCTTTTTTAATGTCCCTTTGAAGAATCCAGAAGGTGTGCTCCCGTCGCGTCTCAACCTGACATCACGATTCCTGGCGTTCAAGGTATAATGTCGCGGATTATACCCTTTGACTTGGCACCCTTTGTGCCTCATGATTGCGGGGTGAAAAAGTCACGCAAGAAATGGAGCCGCGAGGAATTGTACCAGTTTTTACCTCCTGATTGCCCGCGTCCGCCGCCCAGTTTCAAACAGATCGCAAAGAACTATTTCGCCAAGCACGGTCTGGACTGGGCCAAACGGAAGTCCTTGTTATCCTGACATCACGAAGAATCGGTTGCCTGCGTTCAGCCGCTCATGCGCCCCGCTCGCGGCGTCTACCATGTCGTCATGCTCGCCAGGCGTCGGGAACAGTTCTACCTCGTCAAGAAATGCATTGTTCCACGTGGCACAAACCAACTTGACGTTGCCAGCCTCGGCTGCGCTGGACAGTGGGCGCGCGCGGATGAGCTTGTTCGCGTCGCTCTTGTGCTCGTGGAAGTCGAAGCCTGAGAGAACCCGGCGGCGATAGTGATCGATGGTGATGACGCCCGAGGCCCCCGGCTCCTGCTCCATGACGACCTCGACAGCGGGGCCGTCAAGCGCAGCGGTCTGCGCGATGAGCCGCTCGACCTCAAGCGGCGCGTCCCGGTTGTGCCGGATGTCCTCGATGAAGTGAACGCCGTCAGCGGTGCGGGCGATGAGCGCCCCGGCGGTCCAGTCCGGATCGTTGCCGTCCTTCTTTTTCGTCGCGGCCAGGTCCCAGTAGCGCACGCGCCGTGCGTCTCGCGGAGCCTCGGCGACGATCTCGAACCAGTGCCGTTTGAACAGCAGCCCGCCTTCGGTGACTTCCCAGTCGCCGTCCTCAAGCTGGCGGCGCGTGATGTGGTCGAGCTTGGCGAGGCTGGCGCGGTAGGCAACCTGGTCGATGAACGGATTGTCCGCGAGCCGGGACGGAATGAACCATCGGCCTTCGCGCCGACCTTCGCGGATGAACCGCTCCTTCACCCAGCGATGGCCGATGCCGCCGGGGTTTGACCCGGCCCGCATCCGAAGCGGGACGTTCATGCCCTCCGGCCGGCGCAGGCGGGAGAACAGGTAGCGGAACTGCCAATCGTTGAACTGGGTCAGTTCGTCGAAGCCGATGAACTGGTAGGCGGCGGACTGGTATTGGTAAACATCGTTGTCGGTGTCGAGATGCCCGAAGGAGAGCGTCGCCCCTGACGGGAAAGACCAGTGGCGGCTCGTGCCGTGCCAGCGCGCCGGAGTGGGGCCGAGCCATTCGTGCGAGCGGGGGATGAGAGACTCGGGCTTCTCAAGGTCTGAGAAGGTGCGTCGGAGAAGCAGCGCCGCATAGCCCGGCACGTCCACGAACTGCAACGCGCCCATCAAGAGGACATCGCTCTTGCCCCCGCCCGCGGCCCCACCGAACAGAAGCTCAGTGCCCGTTACCGCCAACGCCGCCGCCTGGCGTGGCGTCGGGCGGTGCGGGATGAACGGATTCTCCGTTACCGTCCGGGTCAGGTACGCCGAGCAGTCGGCGCTGAATTCTGTCCATAGCGCCGAAGTCGATGGGGACGCGCTTGACGGCTTCAACAGCGATTGGCTTTCCATCGGGGCCACTCAACTCCGTTCGGATCGGAGCGTCAAGGCCCAGCAGGGAGTCGATGCGCTCGCGGGCCATCACTTTCACACGGTCACTGGTCTTGGAATCGCGGAGCCGCTGGCGGTAGAATTCAATCGCCTCGCCCCGTTGCGCTTGGCGCTGCCTCGGCGTTAAAGCCATCTCGGCAGCCCAGCGTTTCCGCGCGCGTGCCAGGTATCGAAGGCAGGTGGCATGGTCGAGCGAGCCGAACTTCTCACGCATGGCCGTCTTGAGTTGGCCGGTGGTGAGGCCGGCAGCCCAGAACTGGCCGGCGGCTTCGATTCGGTCTTCGACTTCAGCACGAGTGGGAACGACACCAGGCATGGCGGGGTTGTTAGAGGGAAACGGCGAATCGTGTCAAGGTAAATCACCCGCTTCGATGTCAGCAAGACATTCCCTGATGAGGTCAATTGTCGTGGCAAGCATTATGTAATCGGCGATCTGCGCGTCGGACAGACGGGTGACTTTTGGCGGGCCGTGTTTGCGAGCGTCGGCGATCATTCGTTTCATGTTGAGATCGATCCTCTTTTTCAATTCGACGCGCGCCGTGCAGGAGATTGTGTTTTCAGCGGGCATCGAGTTGCACGAGTTTCATCCCGTATTCGTTTGGTTCATCCGGGATAACGAGGCCCGGCTTGCGAATCAGTTTATTGCGCTTGAAGGGTCGATAATCAACGTGATGCTGCCAGCGGCCCCATTTGCGCGTTACCCGTACAACGTCGGGATGCTGCTCGGCAAGGCTCCGCGCCATTCGCAAACGTCCATCGCCTTTGTAAAGTTCGTCGGTATTACCGCCTTTCATTGTGAGCGTTGCCATCTTTTTACAGACAAACTGGTTTGATAAAAAAGTACACCAACCATCTTTCAAAACTCGAAGTGACAAGTCCGTATCCTCATTGTAACGACCGCGCCAGCGATAGGGGATTCGGTTCAGAATCAGCATGCAGGAATACACTCGCGTATTAAAGACAGCGACAGAGAACTTCTCAGAATTGATCGTGAACATCTCATAATTCATCCCCGCCACGGCGACGTTCTCGTAACGATTAGCAAAGTCCTCAATGACCCTAAAGCTTGTTCCGTCTGCCATCCTGATTTTTTTGTTCCTATGATTGCGGGCGAACCAACGCAAGTTATCGTCAAGAATCCAATGGCGTTCGTAACCTTCAGAGATTGAATGTTCCCAAATCCAGTTGCGGGCCGGGATCGAGCCTTGGCCAAGATTGCTAAAGGGTAGGAGGAGAATTTGCTTCGGATCGATGACTGCGGCGTACTGCTTGAATTCCTGCGGCTCGATTACGATTCGGTACGGTACACCAATTTCCTCAAGCTCCTTGCTCGTCAATCTGGACTGCCAGCGGCCTTTTGAGATAATGTAAACTGGAAATTCGGGATTCATTTTTCCTGAGCAAATCGAAGGTTTTTCCCAAGCCCATCAAAGTCTGTTTCCGGGAACCACGCGCTATAAGTGGTCCCTTTGTGTTGCAGTTTATAGCCGAGAAGCGTTTCAAAATCATCCCGATCTTTCACTGTTGCGAATTTTAGAATGCACCATGTTTCCGGCTTGATTGCATCCTGCTCAAATCCCGGCATCCCCTTCCACTCTGCCGTCGGATCATTGTCTCCATCGACGCGGTAGAAGTTGATGACGCGCTCAAGCTCCATCGCGTCGAACCCGGTCAGGTCCATGTCGAAATCTTCCGTCAAAGAATCGAGATTTATGAGAAAGTCTTTCAACACCGCTCCATCCGTTTCGGAAAGCTCCGCGATTCGGTTATCCGCTAACACGTCGGCAAGTTCCAATGCTTCACTCGCGTACTCCTGGTCGTCAACGGGCGCACACTCCACACCGAGCAGCTTTGCCGCTTCGAGTCGCCCATGACCTTTCGTGATGTAACCAGACCGTGTTGATACCACTATCGGATTGCGCCATCCGTTGCCGTTTATGATTTTCGCCAGCAAGGCAACTTGCTCTTTCGGATGTTTGTTAGGATTTACAGGTTGCGGGCGCAATTCACAAATAGCAGCCATTCTCGTATGAGCGCAGAATACCGGGATTTGTGTGCCGACACTCATCTTGTTTCTCCGAAAAGTGTGAGCGGAAGCCGCGCTGATTTCCTTCGATTGCATGAAGGACATACCAGCCTCAGATTTCCAACCGTATTCGCACCGCCTTTTTTCAACGGGATGAAATGTTCAAACTCGAATCGCAAGAGACAGTCGCGCAAACAGTAAGCGCAGGGCAGCTTACCATCGACGGTCAATGCCAGAACAAGAGCCGCAAGTTTTGCCTTCGTGATGTCGGTATTCCCATTCCTACGCCGAAGATTGTTGAATCTGATTCGCGCCTTGCCGTGTTCCGTGGCGGCTTGACGCCTGCCAGAAGCAAGGACTTTTCCTGGGTTGGATTTCTTCCATGCTCGGCTTACGATTCTCATTCTGGCGCGTTCCTCCGGCCCTCTTGCCGCCGCCCGCACTCGCGCCGTTAGTATGAGCCGATCCCTGTTCCGCACGTACCAAGCGCGTTTGGACTTGCGCACAGCGTCTCGATTTCGCGCAACGTAAGCGCGATGCGATTTTGCGTAGCTCTCTTTATTCTTCTGGTAGTGCCGTTGTGTCTTGGATTCCTGACGCGGGTTGGGCACGAGCGCCGCGAGGTCAACGAGGCGCGTGTGCGCGCAGTGGATAGCGGGCAGGTTCATTTTCGCTCCAGGGCATCGACGCGGGCATTGAGATCGCGCAGCAGCCGGAACGTGCCCGCGTCGCACAAAGCGTTGGACTGGATGAGCGACACGACCCTGACGAACGTATCGGCGTGGACAACGAAGTTACTGGAGTGAGAGTCGGATTGATCCAGAAGCGAGTAAAACGCCTTGTCGTAACCGTCGAGGCGTTCCTTGAGGTGCAACACTTGCGACTGTCGGACGGTCTTGAATTTCGCGGAGAGAAGGCCGCCGGCAAGGCCGCTGCCGAAAGCGAGAGCCAAGGCGAGGGAGAGGGCGTGGATGGGTTTCATTCGAGCGTCTTGAACGTGATGCGCCACCAGCCGTTGCTCTCGCTGCACCGGATGTTGGTGATTGTGGCGGTGCTGTTGTTTTGCACCCAGGAGAGCCTGTAGTCGGGAGGTGAGACGGCGAAGACGATGTCCCCTGGCCCGAGCACGGGCACGGAGTTCTTGCCCCAAAAGTAGCCGACCCCGGCAGCGATGGCGATTCCAATGAGAGCGATGATTTGAGCGATGCGAGGTTTCATAATTCAGCGTACATGGCGATCCAGTTTCTCATTGCGCAGATCCTCGAACCGCGCGTTGACAGCTTGGATTATCGTTTCCGCGTCGAGTTCTAAGGTGGCGATAAAATACATCGCGGCTTTGCGCCCGCGGATTTCAGTTGTGACACGAAAGTTTTGCAACCCGTCATGGCTGCCGACGAGGCGGAAGTTAATGGCGCTTTGAGCGATGTTCAGTTGCTCGGCTGTAATCATGGCGATCCGGTTCCGGGTTGTCAGCGGAGTTGTGAAGCATCGGCTCTGACGGCATTTGCGTAGCGGGTCAACACGGCGAAACATTCCTTCGGCTTGTCGAGCAGGACTTGCACGAATTCCGGTTCCCAATCCATCGGGAGCCGCCAGAAATCGCACACGGCTTTTGAGAACGCTTTCGTTTTGTCCACCAGTTTTTCTCGCGCAACGCCGGCCGCTTGGTCGAGCAGTTCAATCTTTCGCGTCCCGGCCCGGAAGGTCGCCAGCGCGTAGCAAGTGTGCCAGATGGACTCGGACAGGCGCCGGAAAGCATTTTGGTAATCGGCGCAGCGGTTACAGGCGAGCATGGAGCGCCAGATTTCGAGCCGGAATGGCGGGCAGGATCGCTCGTAGTGCGCCGTGCCTGGCTTGTGGCAAGACTTGCAAACGTAGTCGATGGCTACGGGGTCCGTGCAATCTTTAGGTTCGGTGTCGCAGTTCATTGGAACATGGCACGGATGAATTGCTTTTTGGAGTTCAGGTCTGCCTCGGCACGGGGATCGGCGCGGACAACGGGCTGGTAGGTGCGGGCCTTGTCGAGCGTCGAACTCCATTCGTCGAGGAGCTTGAACAAGGTTTTGGGAAACTCAAAACGACGATCCTCCGGGGCAACAGTAGCGCCGAACGTCAGAATCGTTGCCTTCTCCTGCTCCCAGCCTGGGCGCTTGACGACTTCGAGCGCGGCGCGTTGCTCCGGCTCGGTTGGCCACTGGTCCGTGGGGCGCCCAAAGAGCGCCGTCCCGAGTTCTTTGAGCAAGCCGATGGTTCCGGCAAGCGGGTCGTCAGTCGGGCGGGGCGCGAAGCGTGAAACAGCGACGTCTCTCTTCTTAGGAGACGAAGACGGAGACGGAGATGAAGAGTTGGCGTTTGGTTGCAAGCAATTCTCAACCACCCTACCAACGGTGGTTGAACCACCCTTGGAGCGCATTTCTGCGGATTTACGGCCCCCTTCAGAAGATTTACGCCTCCACAATTCCTGCTTCTCTCTTTCTTGCTGTAAACGGTCATGCATCAGTCTCCCCGGAATTTTCGCCGGCAAAAACATTCCTAGCACGCTCCTGGCAAGGGTGGTTGAAGCACCCTTGCCTATCAGGCGGGCGGCTTCTTTTGGATCAGACGGGATGGTTCCGTGCTGCCAGCAATACCAGAGGAGGCGACAGTAGGCGCCCTCCTGCTCAAGGGTCATCATCTGAACGCGCTGGCTGCTCAGATAATCGGTCGGATACCATTGAAAGGCTGGCGATTTCATAAGGCAAATGGATTCAACCGCCGAAATTCTAACCAGTTGAAAGTTTCCGGGCCTTTCGCAGCGTTGCACCATGCGCATAAAGGCTGGAGATTGCCCAGCGAATCGGAACCGCCGAGGTAAAGAGGCACGATATGGTCTTTGTCCAAATGGCAATCCTCGCGTCCGCAGCGGACGCATCTGAAACCGAACTCGGCTTTGATCGCAAGCCATTCCTCGTTTGTATGCGTCCCGAGAACACGAGCGCGTCTCAACCGTTCTCGTCGTAATCGCGTGTTAGCCTCTGACATGAAGATTCTCCACTGCCCAAACGAACCGCCCGCCCGCAAGAGGGTACAGATGAGGAAGACCCGGCAAGCGGCTCGTTTGGGTAGTTGAGAATCCGTTCATCTGTTTCGTCGCTTGCGGCGGCTGCCCCGATTCTCTCAAATCGGCGGCTCATGTCAAGCGCCTTTTACAACTCGCTGGCGAGCTTCCTCCCAGCGTGTCCTCATCTCCTGGCCCCATCGCCGGAACGCAGCGGTCTCTAAGCGCCACCACCAGAACCGAGGCCAGTAGCTGACGATAAACCACCAGGGTTTAGGACAGAATTCGCTGTAACCTATCGGAGGCTTGAGCGCGTACACGTCGCCACCGTAGCGCCAGCGGAGCCACCTACAAACGGTGGCGGCAATGAAGGCAGCGTGGAGTTGTTGGCTCACGTCAATCGCCTCTCACAACTCGCCAGCGGCAGGCTTCAACTCCGTTTGCTCGGGCGGGCGAGAGGGCGAGAGGGGCAGTTCAACCTCGAAAAAGCCCTGGCTGCCTTTCCACGGGATGGGCGGGGTCAGGCAGCGGACATTTTCGAGTCGCCAAGCAAATCGGCCCGGCGACCAGTCCCCAAAGGCGATCTCATCCCCGCTGATTCCAGGCGGCGGATAATTCGTGGTAAAACAACCGGCCAGATCGCAGATAGCAAGAAGTTCGCCGAGCGGAAGCCGCAAATGAAATCCACGGAGAGCGGTGCGGAAAGGTTCAGTGATACATAAATCCCCCTGCTCGGGTGTCCATCGTTTCGCTGCGTGAATCGCCAATGGCCCTCGATAGCCAGTCGGCCAGTGCCGCGTCTCGTAATGCTTCGCGCCGATTGCCACGAGCGTCGCCCACGGTTGCCAAAGGCTGATTGCTTTAATCTTCATGGGATCAATTCCTCCTGCGTACCCGGCCGCAGCGCGATGTCTAGTCAGGGTTCATCGTCGATGTAAACCGTGTTCAAAAATGTTTCGCCTTCCATCGGCGGCTGCGCTGCGTCCATCGCTTCGGTAAGCCCGAACTCGCCTTGAAACCGTTTCTGGCGGGCCTGCCAGTTGAGCACTTTTAGCCGGACGTAGTAGGCAGGCTGACAACCGAACTTGTCCCGCCTCATTTCGTGAAAGCTGACTAGCTTATGAGCGTTCGTCAGCTTCTTTGGCGAGCCATAGAGGATGCCGATGCGTCTGCTCATTTCAGGAAGCCCCGCCCGCGCTTGTCAGTCTCGGATTGCAAATTTAACATGATGGCGATTATTCGGCAGCGACACTTTGAGATAGGGATACAGGACTCGGCCATCAATCGTGACGGTGCGAGTGCGGATTGGAAACCATCGTGTGAGCCGCAACGCCCGCTTCCATCGCGCCCAGATGTCCCATTCAAATCGCATTTCGATCCTTGTGGTATCGCTGCACACAAGGGTTTCAAGCCGGTGTTTTTGGAACTGGGTTGCGTCATCAAGCCATGCGCGGTCGCTAACAGCCAAGGCCAGTTCTGAAATCTCGAATTCAGTGATGAACGGCACTCGTTCAAGCTCGACTTGCCGACAACGCATTTCCTCGGCGAAAGGCGTCTCGAAAAGATTCATGCCGAGCGCTTGTCGCCAATCTTGCGCGGTTTCCCGGAGCGGTTTCGTCGGCATATCGCTTTGGAGCGTGAGAATTTCATCGCGCCGAAGCGGGATGAATTCTGGCTCGCTACCGCTGGATTCCACGCGCCGGTGTCCCCAGTCCATCAAACGATTAATTAGATTCATGGTTTAGAAGCCCCGCCCGTGCTTGACCTCACGGGCGGGGGTTGTGGATGCTCGGCAGGATGAAATTTCACGCCCCCATTTCCTTCCTACCCGTCGGGCAAGTCAATCCTCGGCTCGTCGGTACTACTACGGATTTACGCGCTTCAAGGAAAGTGGTGGAGTGTGGGGTGTGAAACGCAAATCGCAATGAAATGGACTAGCAAAGATGAACTCAGACGTTACTTCCCAAACGCCAGCGCCGCCACGATCAAGCGCACTGCGCCTGACGATTCGGGGACTTGGCCACGTCCCGTCGTTCAAAAACAGCCGCGTGCTGTTCCTGACGAATCCGCGCAACCGGGCGTGGATGAAGAAGGCCGCAGCCTCCATCGAATCACAATTACGCTCCGCATATCGGATAGACGATCACGCGATGGAGACGGGGGCATCTCTACTCTGCTGGATTGCTACACGAATGCCGTTGGACGACTCCTTGGACTGGATCGGCGTGCCCTGCGGAAACTGGCGGCGAGTGAGGAAAGGCGAAGAAGGCGCTGACATCCTGATTGAACGACTCGAATGAAAAAGCCGCCGCAAAAGTCGCTCGGGCAGATTGGGTATGAGGAATACAGCAAAGGAGCCGGCTGGTGTGCATGGAAAGATTTAGGCAAATCCGCACAAGACGCGCACAACCGGATCGCCCGCGCCGTCGAGCGCGCTGTGCTCGAGCGAAGAAAGAAGAAATGACGACAAGCCTTGAAGTTGTGCCAATCGGATATGTGCCTGGACTTCACGTCCGGCTCGAATGGAGAAAGCAATTCGGAGACAAGCTCCGCACGGAAACATCCGGCATCATCGACTTGGAACATCGAGAACAAGAACTGCCATTTGTCCTGAGAGCGTTCGCCTCTCAGATTGAGCGCACGCTAATTGAGCAAGCGCAGCCACAATCCAAGAATACATGACCACCCGGCCCCGCAAACCCACGCGCCCGAAGCCCTGCAAAGCCAACGTGCCGGTCGCCATTTTCATCCTGAACGATTTGTTGGAGGACACCGCGCTGATCCGTTTGCGCTTGCGCCAGGCGCTCGCGGCGCTGAACACGGCGCAGAGAAACGAAAAATGAACACGCTCAGAGAATCGCGAGGATTCGCTATCACCGGGGTCGCCAGCAAATTCAACTTGCGCAACTCGAAAGGAGGGGCCGGAGGGATTTTAGTAATCGCCGGGTCGGAATCTGATTTGCAGCGCGTCTACAATCTCCTTTTCCCGAATGAGAAGGTGAGGTTTTATGCGAGCAGAACGCGCGACGCGACAGTAATTGTGTTGAACCAGCGAGACGGGAGGCCATGCAAAGAAACGGAGCCACCGCCGAACACGGCGCAGAGGGAGGACGGCAAGTGAAAATCACAGTCACCAAACAGGACATCCGCACAGGTTGTTTACATGACAGCAAGGCGTGCCCGGTGGCTCTTGCTCTTGCTCGGGCCACCGGCAGAGCAGCGCGAGTTTTTATCGAGTATGGCTGCAAGAGTAGCCACCTGGTTTCATTCGACGATGAACTGCGCGGCAAACATCTGCCACTGAAGGTGTCTTCTTTCATCGAACAGTTCGACGGGTCCACAGATCGAGACCGGCGCAAAATGAAACCCTTTTCCTTCACGCTGAAATGAGCGCCAAAACCTCAATCGCTTGGACGGATCACAGTTTTAATCCCTGGTGGGGTTGTACGAAAGTTGATCCAGGCTGCACTAACTGTTACGCGGATTCGTTTTCTACCCGGCTCGGTCTGGACATCTGGGGTCCAAGCAAAGGGCGCAGGACATTCGGCGACAAGCATTGGCAGGAGCCGATTCGTTGGAACCGAAAAGCACCAAGCCGCGTTTTCTGCGGCTCGATGTGCGATTGGGCCGAGGACCATCCGACCGCAGAAGCGCAACGTCCTCGGCTCTGGCAACTCATCCGTGACACTCCGGCACTCACTTGGCAACTGCTTACCAAACGCGCCGACCGAATCCCTGAATGTCTCCCGCCAGATTGGGGACCGGGATACTTGAACGTGTGGCTCGGAGTGAGCATCAGCGAAAGCAAAGGCGTATGGCGTGCCAATGCCCTGCGAAGAATCCCGGCACGCATCCGTTTTGTAAGTTACGAACCTGCACTCGGGCCTTTGGACGATCTGGAGCTTCACGGGCTGCACTGGATAATCTATGGCGGCGAGAGCGGGTCAAAGTTTCGCAAAGAGGACAAAAACTGGGCGCGTTCCATGCGAGATCGCTGTTGGAATTCAGGCATCGCCTTTTTCCACAAGCAATCCGCCGGGTTGCATCCGGGAACGGGCGAATTGCTGGACGGCGAACTGCTGCAAGCGTTTCCAGTATGAGCGCCCCGACGAGATGCCAATGCTGCGGCGGCCCGATTCTGAATCCGGCGGACGGGAAGCACGTCTGCGAGAAGTGCGAGGCGGGGCAGGTCGGCGAATCCGAACCGATCTTCATTGCGCTTCTGTTCCTGGGGTGGTTTGCATTGTTGCCCCTGTTGCTTCTGATTGCATTCCCCCGCATATTTATATGAGCACACCCCGCCCCCCTCCCGACGAATTCGGTTTCCACATGATACCCGACCATCCTGAAGCCGAGAAAAGGCCCGATCCCGACGACCTGACGCGCCTCGTTCATCACCTTTCACCGACCGAACGCTCCGAGCACGACCGCCTTCAGTGGCAGTTCCGAGCCTGCGTCGCCTTCTGGATTCTTGCGCTGGGCTTTGCCGCCGTGGCAATCTGCTGGGGCGTGAGGCAGCTTTTATGAAACCGAGATGGGTGACAGTGCCCGTCACTCAGGATCAGATTGGCCGCGCCAAGAAGGGCGGGTGCTATGATTGCCTCGTCGCGCTGGCGCTGGCCGAAGCAACCGGATTGATCTGGAACGTCTGGCATCACGACGCTCGGATAGAAGTGCTCGCCGGGCGAAAGCCGATCTGGAAATTCCCAGGAGACGTACGGGATTTGATGGTAGCGTTCGACCAGGAATGGCCAAAGCCGGCCGAGCCGACTTCATTTCAGTTACCGGCGCGCTTCGCGGACCCGAAGTGGAGGAAGCTCGGCGCGGCGAGGAATTTATGACTTTCGAGCGACTCTTGAACAGGGTGAGTGAGCCAGTCCGGTGTCCGAAAGACAGGCCCGGCACGCGCAACGGCCCATCGACCGCCAACGCCGCTCGATACTTTCCCGAAAGGGCGAGACGCATCCGCCAGCGGAGAATGGCGGAACCTTTCCGCTGCGGCGACCTCCCCGGTTGCCTCATAAGCGCGGCGGAAGTACACAAGCCCCGCCCTGTGGATTTGAACTCTCCTTGCAGAGCGGGGCTTCCCAATTGGCCTTCTGTGGGCCTCCAAGGCACAGCATTTACCGGGATGCGGCCTGACAGACGCGACCGGGCAACCTGCGACAGTGGTTGCCTCGCGCTTTCCCCACCCGTGGGGTTCAGTACGCGGGCTGTATGTAAATCGGGGGCTTACCCCGGACGGACATCGAGCCGTCGCAATCCGGGCCGATGGAGTTGCAAAAGATCGCGCTCACGGCCCGCACTTTTCCTCACGGCGAACCGGCGCGTCGGTGGCAAGGCTTGGAACGCCAATCGTCTTTACGCCAAGCCAGCGCCCTTCGGGGCGAGCCGGCCGTGGGGACTTTGAATTATGAGTGAACCAACCGACATCGCCCGAAAGTGGCTGTTACGCCGCCACGATGCGAATGATATGACTTTGAGGGAGTGCGTACAATCAGCCATCGACGAGGCCACGGCGGAACTGCGGGAACAACTCGACGCCAAACGCATCAAGTGCATGGAACTGGACCGCGCCCTTGAAGCGATGCACGCGAGGGCTGAAAAAGCCGAATCCGAACTCAAAGAGTGGGAGGCGGAGCGGGCCTACCGTGGGGACTGAATTATGAGTGAAGCATTTGAGATTGCCGGTAGATCGGCGAGCAACAGAGTAATGGCACAAGTAAATGAAATCGTGAACGAAGCCACGGCGGAACTGCGGGAACAAATCTTAAAGCAGACCTTGGAGACGTGTTCTGTCTGTGGCTACCAGCGAGACTTTTTTGCGCTGTGCAAGTGCGGCATGACCGCGAGCTCGAACCAGAATCTTCGGAACCAGATGGCAGAACTGCGGGAACGGCTTGCCAAGAGCAATGAAGAAATCTCCCTTGTGAATCTCACCCTTGCCGAGATAGGGGACCGGCTTGACAAGAGCGAGGCGGGGTGCGCCCGCGTTCGCAGTCTGGCCGTGGTTCTCCGAGCCAATCATCCGTCGGAGCATCAGGCTTTCAAGATCGCGGAGGACATTAACGCGCGACTCGCCGACGCCGGCCGTGGGTGGATTCCGGCACAGGAAGCGATTGAAGCCGCGCAAGGCGCAATGGTAACGCTGGACGCCTGGGCTGTCGCGCTCGGCAAAGACCCGTGCAACAGTGACAATTATTGCCGCCTGTCAGACTGGCTAAAAAAACACGGCGACAAGCTCAAGACGCCATGAAAACCCTGCTCATCGAACAAGTCAGCAACGGGTGGATTGTGAAGCCATTGGATTATCGAGGCGCTCAAGCGGGGTTCACTCAATACCCGCCGGAGATCGCCGTCTTCCGCACCATCGAAGAACTCCAGAAGGCGTTGCCGGAGTTGCTGGCTGAACCCGTAGTGAATCCGGTGCTGGCCGTTGACCTTGAGGAATAACCATGCCCACCGACCCCACAACTCCTGAGAGCGCGATGCTTGCGAAGTGCCTGTGCGAATCGGGCAGAGCGGACAGATGGGCGCGAAAACCCGGTTTATTCAGTGTGGAGTGTCGCGGTTGCGATGCTCGAACTCCACCGCTGAAAACCCAAGCCCTCGCCGACGCCGCATGGAACCGGATGATGGCCGAGCCGAGCGTTGGCTACTCGTCCGGCACTGGTGCGGTATGGCCTGCAAAAAATCCATTCGTTCCGTGCGATGCTAAATCGTCAGAAGCCCGCGCCCTGCTGTCGGCGCTGGCGGATGAGTTATACCGAAGGGCGCAGGGCATTGATGAAGGCAGCAGCGATATTGCCGCTGCCGCCGCGCGCGCTCTCAGGCAATCATCCGAAGCCTGCCGCGCCGTGATCGCCGACAAAGACAAAGGATGAACACCGTTCTGCTCATTATCCAACTCATCGCCCTGTTGCTTCCCTTCGTCCTGCTCGTGTGGTTTTGGAAGACCCGGCGGCACCATCGGCGCATCATGCGCCTGCTGGACGATGCCGATAGAGCGATAGAGACGTTCAAGACGTGCAAGACGCCGGAGGAATTGACGGCCAAACTGGAGCGCGTCAATGAAATCCTTGAACATGCGTCACAGCTTCAAAAACGATGAACCCACTTCCCTGCAAGGCCGCCGAGAGGGTCGCCACCCGTTCCGAGCAGGATTTTCTGCTGGAAACAGCCTTATCGTGGGATGGGCCACGTCGTCGATGCCCGCGCAGGAGCTTCATGCACGGCTGAGAATCAGCGTCCCCCAGGCCAGCAGGGCAGCCAAAGGCTCATTGTCTAGTGGCCTGCCAGATTGAGGCGATGGCGAAGGCCACCAGGGAGAGGACGGAGATGAGGTTGAGGAGGGCGATGGCGGTCATGGGGTGTTAACGCAGTGCTCGAAGCCGGTTGAAGCGGTGAGGTATCTGGCCAGCCGGCAGGCGTGTTGGAATGAGCGGCAGGAGCGGACTTTGACCCAGCCAGCGTGGGTGAAGCGGTAGATGGTGTTCATGAGGTGACTTCTGGTTGGCTGTTCTCCTTATCAATTTGCTGTTGAACAATGGACGATTGCTGTTCGTTCCAACGGATCGCGGCATTTTGGCGAGTGTTGGCAACTGGGCCGGAATGGCCACAAACGCAAGTGACGGAGAAGTATTTGCCGAGTAGCTGCTGAATATCTCCGAGCCAGTTCGGTTCACGGTTGCAACTGGCACAAGTGGCGGGACGTGGGTAGTTCATGGCTTTGAGTGTTTGGCGAGAGTTGAGCGGGCATTGTCAAGGTTGGTGAGGTTTTCGGCCCCGAGATCGCCGTGGTACCGCTGTGAATTCTCGGCAAGCTGAATGAGCAGGCGCAACGCCTCGCGCAACTCCGGGGCGGCGTTGACGCACTGCATGGCGTGCGCGTAGTCGTCTTCCGACAGGACGCGATAATTTCGGAACATGCTGTTACCCGACGGCCGCTGAAAGCTGTCGAGCGTCCAGGGGAGGGGAGTGTGTTTCGTTGTTTGGTTCGTGTTCATTGTTTCACTTTCGTTCGTTGGTTTTCTGTCGTTCACGGGGGCAACCTAATGCGAGCCGTCGCATCGTTCAAGTCAAATCGTGTCCGTAGTTTTACGGAGCGACGGCACGCTTGACTAGCAGCGTGCCGTCGCCTTAATCTCTGGCCGATGAAACTGACACCGGCGATGCGGAGTGCGGCGAAACTTTTTGGCGCGATGGGCGGACGGGCGGCGACGAATCAGAAGCAAGCGGCTGTGGCATCCTGGTCCGCCGAGGCGCGGGCAAAGCGGGCAAAAAACGGAGCGAGCCGCCGCATCCGTAAGAGTACGGAGAAGAAAAAGGCTTGACCTATTGCGAGCCGTCGCTTACCGTCTTCCCATCGGCCCGACGTGGGCGCGCAACAAAAACGAAAATGAATACTTACCGACTGTATTGCGACGATGGTTATTGCTGGCTCGTCCAAGCCTCTACCAGCGGCATGGCCGCCGCCAAGGCCGAACGATCCCTTGGCCGGCGCATCTGTTCTTGGGAAGTCTCAACGGGGCGGAAGCAGACCGACCGCGAGTTACCCGCGCCCGCCATGAACATCATGCCGGGCTTTAGCATGTTCGGCCAATAACCCCGCCGCTTGCTGCAAAAGAAAGGCGAAAATGAAACACGTACTCGGAAAAGCCCTCAAAGTAGGTGACGTGATTGAAACCTGGTGGCGACCTGGGCGCGACCGTATCACCCGGCTTTTGCCGTACAAGGGTCCGCTGCTGGAAATTCTCGGCAACGGAACGCGCCTGGCAGATTTCGCGCTCTACAAAGTTGGCATGACGATTCCGCCGGAAGACGTGTTCGTCGTCGAATCTTCGGCCGGGCTGTCCGGCCGCAACAGAAAGACAAAATGAGCACCATGACCCCAAAAGAAACACCGCCCGCCGCGAGCGACCGAGAACGCGACGACTGGATCGCGCGCAACACGAAACGCCTTAAGGACGAAATGAAAACACAAGCCACGCCCGCCGCGAGCGAATCGAGCCAATGTTGCGGCCCAACCTGGGGCGCGTTCATCGACGGCAAGTGCTCGATGTGTGGCAGGCCGCTTCCGCCGCATGAAGAATGGCCTGCGGACCCCGCCGCCGAACTGGCCCGGCTCAAGGCGCAGAATGAGGAGTTGCGGAAGGCACTGGAAGCCATTACACGCCGCGTGCCGATCATGGGCAGCACGGGCGAATACGAGCGTGGACAAATTCACGCACTAGAATCCTGTTCATTTGTAGCCCGCGCCGCCCTCGCCAACACCGGCCCCACGACATGACTCAAGGCGCTGTTGGAGAAAACACCATGAGTGCGGTTGTCCTGGAAATGAATCTTTTCGCACTGCGCGTTTGCGTCCCGGCTGATTGGGCCGAAGCCGAAATTATCGCGTTCGCAGAAAAAGAAAATCCTTGCGGCACAACACACGGTTGGCAAATCCGCCGTGAAGGCAGCCCGTTTTTGGAAGGCGCAAAAGAGCGGGTCCAATGCGCGAGCTTGTCCACCAACGTCCACCTGGTACTCGAAGCATGAGACCGTCCAGCCACGACCTCGCCGCCGAACTCGAAGACGCCCGAGAATTGCTCGCTTGGGCGCATACCAATCCAAACGTTTCCAGATGGAGTGAGAACCTCCTGCGCGATTATATCCTGCTGCTCGAACTTTACCTGCGATTCGCCCTGGCCCGCGAGTGCGAGTCCGTAAAAGCCGCGTCGGTAGAACACCGGATTGACGTGTCAGGCGTCGAAACTATCAAATCTCAGAAGCGATGAACCTTTTACTTTGCCCGTCCCCGGCGACGTTACCTCCTTGGCGTCGCGGCTGCCTCACGGATGAGACAGCCGTTCTTGAGCCGGGGCGGGCGAACCTTTTGAGCGCGTGGATATTCGTGTTAAACCGAAAGGCACGATGGCACGCGAACGCGAGACCTAAAGCCGACCGCCCATGCTGGCCTGACAGCAACTCCACGCGCTCACCCTTTGAAAACTGATCAACTAAAACTATGACAGCAACAATTCATCCGAACTTTTTTGGTATCGACCGGGAGAAATCCTGGTTGTGCCTCCACGATGGCAACTGTACCCTGAATGTCGGGATAACTGAAACCACGACGGGCAAGTTAATTAAGCTTCTCACCGAACACGAAACAACGCTCAGAGCGGAACGTGAGAAACTCACGTTGCTGATGGCCCAGGACGCATCGTAGGGACAACTCCCATGAACACACCCACCACTGAAGAAATCGAAGCCGTGCTTGACCCGCTCCTTGACCGGCTGATTGCTGCATACGGCGGTCTGGTTTGCTCTATCAGCCGGCAAAAATGGAAATCCGAGCAGACGAAAGAATGGCGTGCTACCGCTGACGGTGGGAACTATACGACGAGTGGCAATACCCCCGTTGAGGCCGTCGTAAATCTACTCGCCATGCGTCCAAAGCAAATCGCCAAACGCCGCGCCGAACTGGAAGCCGCACTCGCCGCGCTCGAACCGGAGCCTGCCGAGCCGCAACCGCCAGAACACTTCGACGACGTGGCACAAGCCTACCTTGAGCGCACTAAAGAGACACCAACGCCATGAAGACCGCAATCCCGCCCGTAGGAGTCGAAAAACAGGCACAAAGGTTAAAGCAAATGCCTGTGAGCCTTCGCGGCCTGTTCTCGCGTGTGTACGCCCAAAAGTGCTCCCCTCGCGCAGTCATTAAGGCGTTTTGCATCGAGTGCCAAGGTTACGACAGACCGGCGGTGCGCGATTGCACCGCCTACGCCTGCCCGCTTTGGCACTTGCGACCTTTCCAAACTAAAACCGCCAGTCCTTCGGCGTTACCGAAAGACTGAAAACGTAAACCCTTGAAACACAATGAACCAAGTCGATACAGAAGACCCTCGGGCACACATGCCAGATGAAGACTTTGAATCCAATGAAAGTAAACCGTTAACCATCAAACGCATGACATCAAAACTCAAAGCCAAACCACCCGAATCCGTCCCGCCCGGCAAAACCAAGGGCTGCATCTTCGGCCCGCCAGGCTCCGGCAAGACGTGGTTCACACTCTCGTTCCCAACCCCCTACTACATCGACACCGAAGGCGGGGCCGACCTCCGACACTATCAGGAGCGGCTCAAGGCCGCGGGGGGCGTTTACATGGGGCCGGCAGAAGGCGCTCTGGACTTCCCGACCGTGCTTGCGGAAATGCAGACGCTCGCCACGGAAACCCACCCCTACAAGACGCTGGTTTTCGACTCCATCACAAAGCTCTACCAGACGGCCATCGCTCTCGAATCCGAACGCCTCGGCGAAAAGGACGTGTTCGGGGCCAGCAAGAAACCGGCAATCGCCTGGATGCGCCGACTGGTCAACTGGGCAATGCGCCTCGACATGAACATCTGGTTCGTTGCCCATGAAGTCGCCGAGTGGGGCGTTGTGAACGGCCAGCGAACCGAGGTCGGCAAGATCGCCGACATCTGGGACAAGTTGATGTACGAATTTGACCTTGGCTTGAGGATTCAGAAAGCGGGCGTCTCTCGCTACGCCACGGTTCGCAAGACTCGGCTGCTCGGCTTTCCTGACGGCGAGCAATTCCCACTTGAGCAAGACGGCGCGGACGTAGGGTATGCCGAATTCGCTAAACGCTACGGGCAAGACTTCATCGAAGCACCTTCACAGACAATCGTGCTGGCGACCGCTGAACAGGTTGCTGAAATCGTCCGCCTCGTCGGCATCGTCAAGACCAGCGAAGCCGAGATCGAAAAGATTCTCACGAAAGCCGGAGCCGATTCGTGGGCGGAACTCAACGAAGAACAGGCAGGCGCGACGATCAAATGGCTCAACTCCAAAATCAACCCGAAAGGAAAATAACTATGGCAATGAAGTTTCAACCGAAATCCGAAACGCAACTCACCGAAGATCGGCTTGCCAAAGATGGCGATTACGATTTTCAGGTGCTAGAGGCCAGTGATAAAAAGAGCAAAGCCGGCAACCAGATGATCGAACTGAAACTCGGCATCTTCAACGGCGACGCCCTGCGCTGGCACGTTTACGATTACCTCGTGCCACAAATGGAAGTAAAGCTGCGCCACTTCTGCGATTGCACTGGCTTGCTTGCAGTTTACGAATCCGGCGCACTTGCGGCCGAAGCCTGCCGTGGCCGTGCTGGCCGTTGCCGGCTCATCATCGAGGAAGCAGAAGGATCGTATCCCGACAAGAACGTGGTGAAAGATTACATTCTGCGAAAAGCGAAACCGCTCAGTCCGCCGCCAGTGCAGGCACCGCCCGCGCCCGGAGAAGACGACGTGCCTTTTTAGCCATGAAAGTCCGTTACAAAGATACTGGGACCGAAACTGGTGCAGATCGGTTCAATACGGCGACGTTTGATGAAGTGTTGACTGGCGATGATTCGGCGTTCATTCGAGAACTCGACGTGTGGATCAATGGCGCCTGGAAAGATATGCGGCAAGCCTTTCAAGATCGTGACATCATTCCTGACAACGACAACGAAGGCTTCGCTCCCCCAATTAACGAACAAGCGCGAGCCATAGGATATAATCCATGACCTTTGAACCCTTTACAGTCTACTTGAAACGCTGCTCTCGCGATCTCGGCCTGCTCGCTGACAACCCGGTTGCCGTCGCGCAGTGGTGCTACGACCATCCGCCATCCGTGGTCCACTATCGCACGCCGGAAGAGATCGACCTTCTGATCGCCACCGTGCGCTTCAACATGCGCCGCAACGAGCCGACACTTCAACCGCAGGAGGAAGCGTGAGCGACCGGCAACTGATTGATGCAGTGGCTCGCCTGTGGATTGCGTCTGGTGGCGACGCCGTGGGAATGAATTGGTGCTGGACTCAAATCCGAGATCGCATTGCCAAACTCGAAAAAGAGCGCAACGAGCCGGCGCTGGAAAGGGAGGAAGCGTGAATACACAAACCGTTCAACGAATCATCACGGCGACTGTGACTTTGCGAGTCGCCAGCTATCGGCCGGAAGAAATGCTTAAGACCGCCGAGTTCAGAAAGCGCGATCTTGAGGCGTGGTTCAAACGCCACATGCCGGACATCGAAACAGTTGGATCGCAGTTCGATCAAATCACCCTTGATGTCAGCATGGGCGTGGAAGGGGAGGAAGCGTGATTGTCCTGAAAATCCGTTGCTCAATGTGTGGGCGTGAACTGCCGGAAGAATTCAGCGCGTTCTCCATGCACGATTTGTCCGTGCGCGTTATCGAGAAAAAGCTAAAGACACACAACTGGATCGTCCAAGTCAACAGCGACAACATCGACACCTACTGCTCGAAGGAGTGTGCAAAATGACAACCCACGAAGAAATACACGATAGGATTCAGAAATGGGATCGCTCAAGTCTCCATGAGTTTGAGAAGGACGTGCTTGCGTGCCTCGAAGCCCTCAACGACAAGCTGGCGGGGATTGAGGAGCGGTTGAAAAGTATTGAATTCGCCGCGATTCACGCAACGTTACCATGAGCAACCTCGGCCCGCAATTCGACAAGGCGCAGCGCCCAACCGCCCGCGAGATCGCTGAACGACTATCCACAACCATGCAATGCCGTTGCGACTTGGATAATTGGCAACCGGAAAACTCCACTGGACATTCATGGGTCTGCCAAATCCACAAGGCTGCAATGGCTGAATGGAGCAAACAGCCTAAATTACCATGAGCGACGAAGATTTCATCGAACACTTGGACCGCCTTGCGCAACGCGATGCAGCCCTTGTGGCGAAGGCGCAGCGGCACCGCGACAACCTCATGCCCGACCCTGACCCGCCTGAGCCGAAGGACGCTGCCTATTGCCTCTGTGGTGAATATCCAGTCTTTGAGTTTGAAACAAATTCACGGGCCGTCCGCCTCTTGTGCCCGAAGTGCCAAAGGCGCGGCAAACACAAGTGGGGACGCATCAATGCCGTTGAGGCTTGGAACTCCAAAATTGCTGCGCTGAAAGAGGAAAATTTATGAGCCTCCTATGAAACCCGTAAAACTCGTCTGGGCAATTCGCGCTGTGGCGGCAACCGGCAAGCAATTCGACAGGAACGATCTTCCGCGCCGATTCACTGTGGTCGCTCGGGCGCAAATGCTCTACCAGCTTTACCGGCGCGGAGAACTGCGCCAACTCACGAAAGGCAGGCCGGGTTGGAACGCCCCGCCTCCGGTTTACCAAAAGAGCGGAGACGCGCCGAAAGTATGAAAACCGCAAGAGTAATCGCAATCCTCACCGCACTGGTTGTCACTGGCTTCGTTGTCTTGCAAGCGACGCGGCCGAAGGAAGCCGCGCCTAAATGGACTATCACGGCGGGAGCCGCGACGAACGATAGTGTTATTGTTTATGGCGGCAAGGCTTTTGAGCGCGAAAAGAGAGCCGTGGAAAATCTTCGGGAGATCGCTTATCTGGAAGGCTGGGCCCACGGTTATACAATCGCGAGGGGAATCTATTCAGGCGCATACTCAAACAGTGAGCACGCGACATTTGAAAGCACGCGCCTGCGAACCAACTTCCTTGCAAAGCCATGAACCTTCTTGCCTGCCCGTTCTGCGGAGAACTGCCTGCGTTCAGGCAACATTACATTGAGTTCTCACAGTGGACGCTCTTTCATCGCTGTCCCGTAATTGGAATCGCGATGCAATTGGAGTGGGACAAGTGCCGCGATACTTTAACTAAACGCTGGAACACCCGCCATCAACCCGCAGTTTTGATCTCGCTCCCCCCGGAGCAGTCTGGTATCTCGGCCGTTTGAACAGCCACGCCGAGAGCGGCCACGGCGGCAGCAGGTCAAGGAGTTTGGACAGTCGGGACATTGCATGGTTAAGAGCGTAACGACCGATTTCCGCCAGTGAGAGACTTGGCCCGCATACGAGCATTTGCTTCTAGCTTTGGAGCGACCCGATCTTCAACTCGCTTCCAGAACCTATCGGAGTCGATTCCGTTCAGTGTCCGCTGTGCGGCACGCAATGCTTTCATGGAAATTTTCGCCATTCAAAACCTCAGCCGCACGCCCGCACCGAACACGTACCCGTTGCGCCCGTTCAGCGTGGCGTCAAGCCCGCCCTCGGCGAAGACGCTCAGGCCCTTCAGCCGTTTGTTCACCCCGAACTCGATGCCGGCACCGGGTTGCAATCGCCAGATGTCGTCCTTAACACCGAACGTCGCGCCCAGGAACGTGTAAGGCGAGAGGAACTCGAATGGCATCCGGGCCACGAGCCGGCCCCCGATGTCCTGAACGGCAGGGCCGCTGGCGTCCAGCCCTTGATGCGATGCGCCTACATCGAAGCCCCAGTGAGGAGAGACCTGGTAGCCGATGCGAGTGAAGTAGCTGTAATCGCCGTGCGAGAAGTCCGTCGTGCGCAGCGACAGGCCGGCGTCGGTGTAGAAGCCGGAGGACTTCGCCGGCTCGGTGAGCTTCGGCACTGGCTTGGCCGGTTCGGCGCTGAAAACGCTGTTGATTCCGGCGAGGATGAAAAAGCCGGCGGCGATGAGTGGTAGATGCACGAGCGCGAGAATCGCGATAGTGAAGGTGCGGATGAGGTTCATGGTGTTGCGGTGAGTGTGAGTGGAGTGAGGCTAGGGCTGGCGTCTCTGCCATACCAAGTCTCGCGCTGTTGGACGGCCGTATTGTAAGCGAGCAGGCACGCCGACAGGTACTGCGCAAGGATAAAGTCCGGCGTGTTAGAGGCGTTCTCTTGCGAGCGCCGGTTAATCAGGTCGCAAAGTTCCTGCTCAAAGGTGTTCATGGTTTTGATGTTTTGTCGATTGAGAGGAAAAGCCTCCAAAAGGAATAGAACGTGCAAGTTGAGTACTCAGTCTTGGAAGGACGGAATCTCCAACATCCGTGCCGGTGCCAGCCGACATGCCAGCCTTTTCCTGCCCAGTGGAGTTTGTCGCCGAGGACGGGGGTCATGGTTTGCATATTTTTCGGTTTGGATCGTAGCGTGGGCTGCAATACTGCAATACGAAATTTCGCGCCCACGTTTTCTTTTTGCAAGAGTTGCTTTCTCAAAAACCAAAGCCAGATGCCGTTTCACGATACCTGTCTGTTCTCGCGTCAATGCCGTGGCTTTCGATACCTCAAGGTATCCTTGCAGCCAGTAGCAGAACGCGGACGGCTTCACGGTGTCAGTTTGGTTTCTGTCGCAGGCGTGCTTTTACCGCCACGGCCGGGCGCGACGCAAGGCTTTATTCACTCGGAGGCAAGCGGTTTTTCCACAACAGGCAGGCCGCTGCAATCAGAAGAACCACCACGATGCCCCAGGTAACATAGAGGTCTGTGTAATCGTCATGGGGCATCCGGTTTCTTGAGGTGCGACGTGTCGCTCATTGGGATTTCACGGTTTTCTGGCCGAAGTAAAAAGCGAGCGCCGCAATCGACATCGAATAAAGCGGCTCGCCGACGTTGGCAAAGGTTCCGACGCGGCTCCAATCCTTCGTGAGCACGGCGTCAATCACCACGCCAACCGTAACCGAAACGTGCGTTGCGACCACGGCGCTAACGAGCATGATGGCCAGCCACGCCCGGATCGAGACTCCGAAAACTGTCGAGTCCTTCCCGTTCGCGCCGCTGGACTTTTGAAGCAGCGTTGTGTCTGATTCATTCGCGGTTTCAAGTACGGTGTTCATGGTTCGTCTTTTGGAGATCGTCTCGATGTCGGTTTACCGCGTTCCAACTCGCGCAGCCGTAGCTCAAAATCATCGATCCGGTTTTTGTAGTCGCCGAACCGGATTACATTCTCTCGAATCTCTTGCACCTGGCCGGTGAGCAGGTCGAACTGCGCGCGGCTCGGCGCATTGGCCTTTACCCACATGGCTCCGTAAGCCGCTACGAGCACCGCGATCCCCGTGCCCCAGCGCCAGGCAATCATGCCGATAATGCTCAGCAGCTTCCGTTCGTCGTTTCGCGGTTCGTTCATAAACATTTCCGGCAAAGCCAGCGGTCCCGGTGGTAGTGCGTATTGATCGCGGTCATGCGGAACGCGCGGCGGAACAGGCCGCAGGCGTAGCAGCGGCGCAACCGCAGGGCTTCAAGGAGGCGCGTCATTGCGGATTGATGGCCAGCCAATCGACGCGGCCGGCGATGCCGACCGTGAGATTGAGGGTGAAGCCGTTGGTGGTGGGATTGCTCCACGACACGCCAGTCGGCAACCGCGGAGTGGCGAGCACGATGTAGCTCGCATCGGGCATCGGCTTGCCGAAGACGATTACCTTCTGAGTTTCAATCGCGCTCAAAATCTGGCTCCCGCCGCGGATAGCGGCACTCTCGAATGCCCCCAATCGCCGGGCGGCATTTGTCGATTGAAACAAAGAGCCTGTGAGGTCGGTCAGGAAAACATCATCTTGGCTGATGGCGGCTGCTGGTTTGTGAAGCTGGATGAACAGGCAAAGCAGTAATGCCGAAATGCCGAACAGGGGTAACATTAGTTTTTTCATGGAGTGACCCTCGCTCTGCCAGCGTGGATATGCAACGCCGTTGTCGTTGCGCCTGGCGTGAACTGATAGTCGAGCGCGGTAGCGGCGGTAGTATCGACCGGAACTGCTCCTGAGATTAGGCGCATGGGTTTGGATACTCCGCTGACGCCATTGGCGCTGCTCGCCAGATGCGTCAGGCCGTGGCAGTAGAGCGAACCGGACGCACCAATCGTCCGGCATGTAATCGTCACTTCGGAGTTCCAACTGTCGCCAGACGCTCCAAAGTAGGGCATTGAATTGGTAGCCAGCAGGTTCGCTCCGTAATAAACTGAATTCGATTGCGTCAGGGTTCCGGTCGCGAAGTACTTTCCCCAAAGCTGAATTTCAATCGACATGCCGGGCTGCCAGAAGTTGGCTGGCAGAGTCGCAGTCCCAAGGAGATTGGACAGCACCGAAATCGGTCCACTTTGGTTTGTAATAATCACGTCGTTCGTGATCGTAAAAAGATGCGTGATGTCCGTTGCACTGATGCGGAGGTCCACATTCCCGCTCGTATTCGTGGCCGTGATGACAACATTGGTACCGAAAAGGAGGTTCAGGTTGGTCCACGAGCCGGTGACCTGGACGCCGTTGGTGGAGAGGCTCGCGAGGGCGTTGGTGGCGGAGGCGGCGGGGGTGGCGGTGTTGAAGACATCGACGAGTTGCCAGCGGTTGGCGCTGGGGTCGTAGAGGAATTCGGCCCAGCCGGAGTTGTTGAGGGTGATGTTGGTGCTGGTCGGGGTGGTGATTCTCAAACTCGCGGTGGGTTCGGTGCCGGAGTTGTGGAGGATGTCGGCGTTGAAGCCGGTGGAGTTGCGGACTTTGAGGAGCTTGCCGTCGCGGTTGCCGCCGGTGATACCGCCCCAGGTCCAGGCGACGCTCGGCGCGCCGGTCAGGTCCACGTAAACGTTCGTCCCGACGTTGATGGTGTTGTGTCCGTTGGCGATGGTTGTGACCGTGGAGCGAGGGACGGAGAGATCGCCGCGGAGGACGTTCGTCGAAAAGCCGAGGGTTTGCAGGTTGGTGATGCCCGAATTCAAAACGACCCGGCCATAAAGGACGATGCTGTTCAAGCCGCCGACCAGGACTTGTTGAGCTTCGCTGCTCGTGAGGCCGGTGCCGAAGATGAAGACCCCATCATTTGTGATGATGTTCGCCTCCCCAAGAATAACGGAGTTGATGTTCGAAACGGTGTTGCCGCTCCCGAATATGCGGACCTGCCCGGCGTTGGTGCTTATTTCGTTGTTGTGACCAAACGCGAATGAACCGCCGCCCGTAATGTTGCGCACGAAGTTTCCGCTGCCGAAGATGATTGCACCGACCACACTGTTCCCAATGATGCAGTCGTCGCCGATAACGTAGTTGTCGGATTGTCCGCTGCCAAAGATATTGTTGGAGCCGAGGTTGAAGGTGGATTGAACATTCGTGGAGGCCGACCAGAAATCGCCCGTGTTGTAGAAGTTGGTTGCCTTAGCCTGGTCGAGAAGGCCATTGGTCCAGTAGCCGTTTGTGAAGGCGAAGACGGTGCCGTGGAGGGCGATGCCGTTGGTGATCCGGGCGTAGGCCAGGACGTTGGAATAAATCGTCCCGTTCGTCAGCGCGTTGAGAAACCCCGACAGGCTGCTCAGGCCGCTGATTGCGCCAAGGTGGAAAGTGAAATTCGTGAACGCGACGTTGGTTCCAGCCGCGTTCGTGATCTGCGTGAGGTTGACCACGACGAAAACGAGATTCGTCCCGGAAGCGCCAACCGAATTCGTGATCCGCGCACCGTCAATCAGCCCGCCCGAATTCGTCGTCGCGCGAAACGTCTTGTTCGTCGCCTCCTGGTAGGAGACGCGATCCAGAAGGTTCGTCAGCCCCGGCACGCTGTTCGCCACGACGTTCGTGGCGTAGCTGTCGTTCATGATTCCGAAAAGCCCGCTCTGATTGTTGGTCCGCGCCGCCGCCGTTGGCAGACCTCCGGACGGATGCGCTACGGGCCGGTATTGATCGTAAACGTTGGTCGTGTACGTGACGGTGCCCACGCCGGCCGAGAGCGTGATCGTCAGGTTGCTGCCGATGATGGACACGAACCGGGCGGCGTTCGTCAGGTGGATGCCTGCCGCGTCGGCGAATGAGATGTAGTCGATGCCCAGCCCGCTGGAGTACGTATTGAAATGCACCACGCTGTTCGTTGCCGCGTGCCCCACGATGTTCGTGGACTGAATCCACAGCGCCGGATCGTTCAAGACGCCGTTGGTGTAACGCCGGATGCTGCCGGTCACGGTGATCGTGTCCCCATTCGTCACCCCTCGGACAACGTTTGTCCAAGTGACCGTGGCATCGACGTTCGTAACCGCGGCACGCGCGGGTGTCAGGAGCGCGAGCAAAAACAGGACAGCGAGAATTCGGCGCATGGGCGTTAGCGATAAAGGATTTTTCGTTAACGTGCAAGTAGCGATTTGAGGCGTGCGCCCTGCCGGTTCAGCCACGCCTGCCGCCGCGCGCACCCGCACTCGCCCGCGCGCGCGAGGCCGAGGCGGCGCAGCAGAGCCGCAAGGCGGTCGCCGAGGGCGGCGGTCTCAGTTCCGGGTTCCGGGTTCCGGGTTCCGGGTTCAGAGTTAGGGCGGCCGAGGAATTGCTCGGGCGGCGGGGGGGTGGTCGGCCATTGGATTGTGGTGAAGGCGCCGGTTGTCGTGGAGGCCGAGTCCAGCGCGGCTTTAAGGGCGGGCCAGGTCGCAGCCCGGCGGCGCAGGTAGTCGGTGGGCAAGGTGAGGATCATTCGCAGCAGGCGGGGCGCGCGGGCGGGGGGACTTCAAACCAAAGTTCGCCTGCGCCAATGTATCGGCGCTGGCGGTAACGTTCCCAAACGGGTTGCCACTCGGCGGAGGTCGGAGGCAGAATCGGCTCGCCTTGGAGGCTCACGCGGGGCTGGCATGAGTAGAGATTCAGGAGGGTGAAGCCACCGCCCAAGGCAATCGGCCGCCGTTGAAGCTCTGCTTCGAGCTTACAGAATTCACCGGTGTCTCTCATTTTCTGGAGGCGCAGTTGCGTGGCGCCGGCGATGCGCGCCGGAAAGAAATCGCCTTGGAAGGAAAAGACTTCGGTGCTCGCTTCCCTGTTGCCGCTCGATCCTGGATCGACGAGGAATGGCTGGCCATCGGGAGCGATGAGGTATTCGTTCTTGCTTAGGATTCCCGGAAAGGGAGAGGCGGCAGTCGGCCAGGCGGAGATGCCGTCGAGGATGAGGCGCATGTCATCGACGGCTTCGTCAAGCGTCCAAGGCATTTCGGCCCAAGCCTCGGTGTAGGAGACCAGCGTCCACGGCCCGGCGGTGTTGAACGCCCTGTCTCCTTCGATTTTAACGTAACCGGGGCCGCACGTCACCAGGCGGGATCGTTGCAAAAATCCTGCGATTGGACCCAAGGATGTCCGATGGTTGTCGAAGTTTGGAGTCCGCGTCGTCTCGGTGGTGTACGTCGTGCCGGTCCATTTTCCGAACGTGTCGATCGACTCCGCAGTGTCCTCACCGAATTGGGCGATGGGCACGTAGGTTATTTTGCTTCGGAGGCGCAGGTAAAGGGTGCGATAGGGGGGTTGGTAAGCGCCGCAATAGGTAACGACGCTGCCGGAGACGGCGAAGTGTTGGCCGGCGTCGATGGGAAGCCAGCCGCGGTGAAGGCTGAAGAGTGAGATGGCTCCGGCGCCCACCTGACAACAACCCAGGAGCGGAAGGGTCGGGACGATGGGCTGGTCGCAGGCCATTCGGTTACTCTCCAACGGTTCGGAGAATCCAGCAGCGCCGCTGCGTCGGCACGCCGCCAATCATTTCGCAGATCAAGGTTTCCCGGAATCTCGCATCCTTTTGAACGCCGGTTAAATCCTCTGGCGCGATCCGGACGAGCGTTGCGCTCCCGCTTTGCTCGATTAAAATTCTGCGCAGCGCCGCATCGAGGCTGATTTTGTTGATCGAATCCTTGACGGCCAAGTATTTGTTCTGCGCCTCGCCGGGAACCGAGTTCGTGTTCGCCGTCGCCCGCCCGAGTTCCACGCTCTGATTCGAGCCGGAGAGTTCTCCGTCCGTCTGGACGCTGCTCGATGTCCAGCGCCGCCGGGTGCGCGAGGCCCGGAGCAGCTCAATGATGCGCGAGATCGAAAGGCCGGGGGCGACACCGAAGCGGATCGTCGTTTGGCCGGTGTCGATGTTTACGGCGACGGATTGAATGAGCGCGGCCATGCTCGCGTACTCCGCGCGCGAGCCGAGTAGATTCAGCGTGTTGCCCATTCGAGGCGTGCCCGCAAGGAGCGTAGCTTCCTGCTCCGTCGTCTGGACGCTGCCTTCGTAACCGAGTGGCGAGAGCGAATTGTAGAGGTACTCGGCCAGCTTGACCGGCTGCGCGTCGCCGTCCTCGAAATCCGTGACGCGCCAGTAATTGGAGACGCCGGCCGGCGCGTTCGTCGCCACGAGCTTGACGGGGATGCGCAGGCCCTCGGCGGTCTTTATCTTGCCGAATTCCTGTCCTGCCAAGGCCGCCGCGTTCTCGTCGTAAAACGTGAAGTTGAATTTTGCGCTGAGTTCATCCTGCTCCCATTGGAGCGCGTCATTCGTGACGATCTTCATCCAGTCGGAGAGTTGGCCTTCAATGAGGAAGCGTGGAAGATTCAGCGCGCCGGTACGGAGAGCGGAGTTTGGCACGATACTCAGAGGCGGGACGTTGACGCTGCCGATGCGGTCATCTTTCAGAGACGGGATGACTTTTTTCCAGAAGTCGAGTGAGGCGAGGTCGATGGTGTCGCAGAGGATTTCGGCTTCGATGACAGTGGCGTTGCTGCCCTGAAGCGCGACGGTCTGCGCCAAGGCACGGAGTTCACGCCCCGTGGAACCGGGCGGGAACACGTCGTTGCTGACGCTGAAGTACTCCTTGCCGTTCACCGTCGAGGTCGTCTCGTAACGGATCGCTACGGCGGATACCTGGTCATCCGGGCGCGGCGCGATGTCAATAAGTGTCACCGCCCGAAGCGCCGCCTTCGCATCGGGCGGGATGCCCAGATTAACGGCGGTGAGATTCCCTTGCGGCCGGCAATGGAACGTTGGCGGTCCGGTGGAGTAATCGAACCACGCGACCCTATCGGGTGCCCACACAAGCTGCCCCTGAATCACTGCCGCGCACGATTGATCCGCAGTCTCAGAAACGGGCGGCACGACCGGAGCTTCGATAGTCCCCCGCGCAATGTTGGCTCCCTGCGCGATTGCGTAATCAATGACAGCCGCGATCTGAGTGGCGACGGATGCCCCGCCGATGTTGATGAGGATGTGCGGGTTGGAGAATTGCGGCCCGGCAGTGTTGAACCATCCCTGGTGGTAGACGAGCCGTTCCAAGTCCCACCACGGTCCGGCGAAGGTGTAGGTCTGACGCTCGTCAGGGCCGCTCGCGTTGCCGGGCGCGAGGATACGCCGCCCGACGAACACCACGGCTCCCGCCGGATTCCTGAGGCTGACTGAGGCGTTGAACGGAATCAGTTCATCGCGGTCGAACGCTACACCTTCTGCCGTCAATTCGAGCGTGTCCGCCGCGAGCGAGTTGAACACGAGCCGGCCGTCCTGAAAGCCCCACGATTCAAGTGTGCGTTTGACAGCGTTGTCGCCTTCCTGCAAGCCGCCTGCCGGGGTCACTGTAAGTTGCCAGTTGGGTTTTGCGACGGCCATCAGTTTGACTTGTTGGAGTTGCTCTTGAGAATCGAGCGGATTTCCTGATTGTCACGAGCCACCTGATCGATCCACTCTTTTTGCAGTTGCGCGGCCTTGGCGTCTGCTTCCTTTTGAGCCTGATCCCGCGCGCTTCTGGCTGCCGATTCAGTCTCAATATACAATGTCTCCGCTTCAATCCCGGCTATCAACGCGCGATGCGCGCGAAGCAGTTCAAGCGCCTGCTGGCCGCTCAGGATTTCCTCACCGAGCTTGCCCTCGGCTTCCAGGCCGCTCTTAATTCCTCCCTTGATGGCCTCAGCCTTGCTCCGCGCCTTACCAGCCCGTTTGCCAATTATACCCGTCCTTTCCTCAACGTAAGCCTCGACCTCGATAAGCTGCGTCTGTCGTGATTCGTCCTGAGCAATCGAGGCTGCAAGCTCATTTCTTCGTTCAAAATCACCAAGCTGCTCTCGGCCAACCTTCTTTTTTTCTTCCAAGTGAGCAATCTCTTTTCTGTCTGACTTCAATCTAGCCTCAATTTCCGCTTTCTCTTGAGTAATAGCTTCCACGTCGCTTTTCACGACTGCCGGCCGCGCCTTGCCGAGGCGTTCGGCTTCCGTTGCGCCCGCAATCGCGCCGGGCAAATCGAGTTCAAGACCTACTCTGCGAAGCATCGTTCTGGCCAATGCCTCCCTTCTAGCTTCTTGCTCCTTGAGATCCAGTGCATCCGCTGCCGCTTGTCTTTGTTGCGCAGACCTGTCTTTTATCTCCGCACGTTGTATAATGGCCTCCTCTGGAGTTATCGTCCCGGCTTTTTCGGCGGCGTTGATTTTGGCAAGCCCTAAAG